TTGAATCCCTCAGCAGCGTATCCGGTGGAGTGAAATGATTACTAGTGGGCAAGTCACGGTCGGCACGGCTACCCCGGTACTTATCGGCGGAGCGTATCCAGGAGCAAGCAAAATCATTGTTCATAACAATGACAATACGAAAGCATTATTCCTGGGAAATGAATCGGTGACGATTGCGACGGGACTTCTATTGATTAAGCAATCAACAATCCAATTTGATCTCTATCCGAATGAATCCGTTTATGCGGTGAGCGATTCCGGTTCTCACACCGTTTCCTGGTTGAGGCAAACGAGCTAATGCCTTACTTCGTTACCGGTGAAGGTGAGGCCGAAGGATGCCCGGGTTACGGTGTCGTGAAAGAGGACGGCGAAGTAATCGGATGTCATACAACGCAGCAGGATGCAATCGATCAAATGGTCGCTATCTCGATTGCCGAGGATATGGAACCGGGCGGATCCTACCGTGAGCTCCCATCGAACTATCGGCCGGCTTTAGCGGATGATGTCCCGGAGGGTCGGGCTTGCGGTAATTGTGTTTTCTATGATGAGACACAAGTTCAAGAGGATTTAGCGTGGTGTTCAAGGTGGGAAGCTTTCGTTTCTGGTGCCTACTATTGTAATGCTTGGCAGGGTGAGGAACGGCAAGCGGATACACCGGCACCGGAAGCTGACCAGATTTCTGGTAGTGACGTGAACGAACCGGGATCCGCCGGCGGGCCGGGTGGGGATATCGAATTATCGGAGGCGACCGAAACGGCACTAAGAAATAAAGTCTCCGAACATAACGACGAAATGGCGGAGGATGACCGGCCGGATTGGACCAGGGCAACCTTCGGGATGCTAGCCGCCGTATACCGCCGCGGCGCGGGGGCTTATTCGACTAGCCACCGGCCTGGCCAGACTCGCGGGGCCTGGGCTATGGCCCGAGTTAATTCTTTCCTTTTCTTGCTTCGAACCGGTTCACCCGAAAATCCTAACTACGTTACCGATAATGATCTTCTCCCGGAAGATCACCCGAAATCGACACGATCCTTCGAGTCCCGTCAGGTTGAACCGCCGGCCTATATCCAGGCGGCGGCGGCCCGCGGGCTCGAGCTTCGGGCGGAAGGCTTCGGAGGTGACGGCCTCACCGACCAAACAATCCGGGAGGCCCGTCTAATGGCGGATGGGGAAATGTCGGACGACAAAGTTATTCGGGCTAATGCTTGGGCGGCCCGTCACGCCGTCGACCTCGAGGCCCCGTCTAATTCCGATCCTGATGATGACGGTTGGCCCGGTGCCGGTGCCGTCGCACATTACCTATGGGGAATCGATCCTTTGGATCCCGAACCGGCCCGGGCATGGCTGGAACGTACTGCCGAGATGATCCGCGGCGAAAGGAACATAATGAGTAACGTCGAAATCCGTACCTTCGAGGCGACGGTTTGCGAAGTCCGGTCCGAAGGTGACGGGATGACATTCGCCGGCTACGCATGGCGATACAACGAACCTTCGCTGCCGCTGCCCTTCACGGAGCGTATCGCCCCAGGCGCATTCACCCGGACCCTAAAATCGAAGAATGATATTCGGGCTTACGTGAATCACGACGATACGATGCTTTTGGGTTCGACGCGGGCTAAGACTCTCCGGATCGAGGACCGCGCCGAGGGCGGTTATGTGGAGATCGATCTTCCTGATACGACGGCCGGCCGGGACATCCGGGCTCTGGTTGCTAGGGGAGATATCACCGGAATGAGTTTCGGTTTCTCAACTGTAAAGGATTCTTGGTCATCGGACGGCGGTGAGAGAACACTACTCGAGGTGCGTCTCCACGAAGTAAGCGTGGTCACCGCGGTGCCGGCTTATCCGCAAACTACCGCGTCGGTTCGTAATCTTCGAGTTATTGCGAAGCGTACCGAAACGGATCCGACGGCTCTCGCGGATGCTATCTCCGCACTCGAGGCCGGCGAGTTGAACGAAGATCAGGCCGGCATCCTCCGTAAGGTTGTCGACCGTGCGGCCGGTGTAGATGAACCGGTGGCAAAGATTCCGGTTAGTTTGCTGATGAAGCAAATCGACCTATTAGCGAAAGCTATCTAGTTTTCCCTAACCGGCAGCCTTCCGGACGGTGGGCGGGCCGGTTAGGGGACTCGGGCATGACAGGATGAGTGGACAAAACAAATCCAAAAAATTTAATTTGTCCAAACCCCGGTTCAATTCCGGGCATGTCCACCGCGAAAAAATCGGAGCCGGTTTTTTCGTACCGTGTGCGGAGCCGCGCCGGAGCATAAACAATCCCAACAATTCTTTAGGAGAATTCCGAAATGGAATATTTGAAGCGTCAGGTGGAGGCGCGTCAGGAGGCTTGGCACGCGGCTAAGGGTTTGCTCGATGCTGCTGCCGCCGAGAAGCGTGATCTCACCGCAGAGGAGCAAGCACAGTACGACCGCATTAACGAGGACATCGATGCACGTTCACAGAAGATCGAGGATCTTCGTGCGGCAGAGATGCGGGCGAAGGATATCGAAGCTTCGATGATCGATGCCCCCGAGGTTCGTGAGGTTGCGGCGGCCCGCCGTGGCTCGGACTTCGATACCCTCCGGAAGCTGGTTTCCGGGGAGATTCGTTCCGCTACCTTCGAGCGTCGTGACCTTAACAAGTCCGACGATTCGAGCCTTCTCCCACAGACATTTTATGATGTCCTTCAAGAGAAATTGGTCACGGTCGGACCGATGCTCGACGGGTCCGTTGTGACTCTGCTCAACACCGCGACCGGTGAGGACATCAAGGTTCCGGTGGAGTCGTCTCGGCCTCTCGGCACCGCGATTAACGAGGGAACTACGATCACCGCACTCGATCCGACGTTCACCTCTCTGACATTGAAGTCGCAAAAAGTGGCGGCCCTAACGATCGTTTCCCGCGAGATTCTCACGGATTCCGGGATCGACATTCCGTCGTACCTTGCCCGTACCCTGGGAACCTCCGTAGGGATCAAGGCAAATAATTTGCTGACGGTCGGAACAGGCACAAACGAGGCTAACGGAATTGTGACGGCAGCCGGCAGCGGTATCACGGGATCGACGGCGGTCTCGGGTGCGTTTTCTGCTGATAATCTGATTGATCTCGCGCATTCCGTTGACGGTGCTTACGTCCGTCTCGGCGCCGGTTTCATGATGCGTCGCACCTCGATGGGTACTCTCCGGAAGCTCAAGGACACGGCAGGTAACTACCTGTACGTTCCGGCCGCTACCGTGGGTGCCCCCGACGTTTTCATGGGCTTCCCGATCATCGAAAACCCCGACGTTGCGGCGACTGCAACTTCCGCAAAGTCGGTTCTTTTCGGGTGGTTCGGTTCATACCATGTTCGTCAAGTTGGCGGGATCGAAATCGCACGAAGCGACGATGCCTACTTCGAGAGTGACGAAATCGGCTTCCGGGTTACCCTCCGCTTGTGGGGCGACCTCGGCCAAGCCGACGCCGTGAAATACTTCATCGGTAACGCTGCTTAACCGATTGAAGCAAACGGGGGAGCCGGGCCGAAGGCAGGCGGCCCGGTTCCCCTCTCACCTGCCAAACCTGCCCCATCGGAGGAAACGTGGACCGCGCTGAAAGGCGTAGACGAGCAAGGAACGGAACCCCGCCGATTGCCGGCATTTGGTATTCGAATGCTGCTTTCGCGCAAACCGGATACGGTACACAAACTAAGCAAGTAGTTTCCCGAATGCTTGCGGATGGACACGATATCGCGGTTGCCTGTAACTACGGGCTCGAGGCAACTTCGAGTAGCTGGGAAGGCATCGAACATTTGCCCCGTGGCTACGATGCTTATTCTCAAGATATGGTGCATCCGTATTTCGTGGATTGGTCACGGCAGCACCCGAATCACCGGAATCACGTTTTCACGTTGTATGACGTGTGGGTTTTGAAGCATCCGAAGTGGGATGAAATGCCGGTGGTGGCTTGGACCCCGATCGATCATTTACCGATCCCTGGAATGGTTCTGACGGTTCTACAGAAACCGAATATTCATCCGGTCGCTATGAGCAAATATGGCGCGGATCAAATGGCGAAAGCGAAGCTCGAGCATTCCTATATTCCGCATGGAATCGAAACCGATATTTTCAAACCTACCGCGTCGGTAACTGATGATCTTGGAGTCACGAAAACCGGCCGGCAGTTGATGGGTGTCCCTGATGATGCTTTCGTCGTGGGGATCGTCAACGCTAATAAAGGCCAAATTCCTTTACGGAAAGCCTTTGATGCCCAACTATTAGCCTTCGCCATGTTTGCCGAAAAGCATGATGATGCGGTTCTGTATATGCATACGGAACGGTACGGCGGGATGGGCGGGATTCCTCTCGATCCGCTGATTGCAGCTTGTGGCATCCCGGAAGAAAAAGTTAAATTCGTTAATCAATATCAGAACCGGTTAGGGTTTCCCGCGGATGCCCTTGCCGCCTGTTATACGGGGATGGATTGCCTTCTCGCCCCGACTTTAGGTGAGGGTTTCGGGATCACGGTTGCCGAAGCTCAATCATGTGAAACCCCGGTGATCGTCAATAATTTCTCGGCCCAACCGGAACTAGTCGGTGAAGGTGTCGCGGTTGCGGGACAACCTTCCTGGGATCCGACACAAGGGGCCTGGTTCCAGATCCCGCTAATCTCAGAGATCGTTAAAGCTCTCGAAGAAATCTACGAGAGGCGCGGGCAGCGGGCCACCATGGGCCGCCGGCACATTGTCGAGAACTATGACGCCGACACGGTTTACGAAAACATGTGGCGGCCGCTGCTCGAGGATCTGCCATGAAGGTAGCCTGGCTTACCCACCATATGCCCCGGAATTATTCCGAAGATTGGCTACTGCCTGGCGGTGTCGGCGGGGCGGAAATGACGGATGCGGCCATGATCCGGCAGGCCCCGGCCGGGATCGATGTCGAGGTGATCGGTCCGGGTGAATGGCGGCAGGCTTTCGACTTCGACCGGGTAATTATCACGGGGACGGATCTTCTCCCGGATGAAGCCCTGATCGGCCTGGGTGACGTTAAACCGGTCGTGTGGTT